TTCAGCTGCGTTAAACTCGTCGGCGACGCTATCCAGAGCTTTTTCATTGCCCTTTAGCTCACGCTCCATACCATTGAGTTCAGCTTGGGCGTTATTGAGTTGGACCACCCAAGCTTGAGTTCGGCGGTCATTTTCACCAAACGAGGAGGATGCATTCTCAAGTGCTTTACGCAGGGTTTCGATTTTGTCCTTTTGAGCATCGATCTGCTTAGTGAGCACCTCATTCTTGGAGGTGAGGGACTGGACGCTATTTTCGTTTTTGCCGAACTCAGACTCGACCAGTTTCATCTCGGAGCCGAGCACCTTGAACGACTGATTGATGTCAGAGAGGGCTCTTTTGAATTCTTTCTCGCCCTCAACGCCTATTTTTAAGCCAAAGTTATCCGCCATGTTCCCATCACCTCCTTAGATTCCGTTTGGTATGATTTCATCGATGTAATACTCACGGACTGCCTTTGCGAGTCCGTTGAACTGCTTGTATACTTCCCACTGGTCAAGTAAATGCCCGATAGGCATCAGCCAAACTTCCGGCTCAGACCGATGAAGGAGGGATACGCCATAAAAAATCAGTCGGGCAAACAACTCATCATCGCTTACCCGACCTGTGCGTTTTTTGAGGGTTCATCCTCACTTTCAACATGGCGCTTCGTTCCTTTATACATGGCGTCCATGATGGCGTTTTTATACTCCGCGAGCTCGAAGGGAGAGGTGAGAAGCTCAACGGTTTCCTCAGTAAGCAGATCCCGTTTCTTCGATGGATTCTGCAAGTTGTGGACCAGTACCGATTGATTGGCCAGCAGGGTGATAAGCCAAACCACCTCGTCCAGCGCCATTTCAAAGTTCTCCGTTTTCATGAGCTTTTCACCCAAATTAGAAAGACCGCCATATCGTTTGGCGATCTCCTTAGTTGCTTTGGTCGTCAGGAGCATTTCATATTCCTGGCCGCCAATTGATATTCCTGAACTTCTTTCATTATCCATTTGCTATCCCTCCGTTAAGGCGTGACGGTGAAAATAGGCTCATAAACCTGCGTGTACCAGCCGGTGATAACGGATGCCGGAACGCTCGCGTCGTCCTCGTTGACTTCCGATTTCCACGGATGCTTGCCGTTGCCATCAAGCTTATTTCTTCGCACCACAGTTCCTTCGATAGTCGGAGTGGAAAAGGTGATGCTGTCGCCCTTGGTGGCGAGGTTGGTAGCCGGGATGCCGAATACCACACGATAAAGCCAGAAGTATCGATATTTACCGTTTGACTTCTTAGCTCTGAAGCCAACGGCAACAGGTGAACCACCATCTTCACTGCCGGACACGACGACGTTGTTATCGTCAAGCGTTGCTCCGGTCAGGTCCTCAGCTGCTGTCACGCCGATATCATCAATGCCGAGGGAAAGGGTCCCGCTCTTGAATTCTTTCACGATTTCAGCAGGCCCATCATCGGCATACAGCGTTGCTTCAGCAAGCTCTACGGACAAATCCGCCTTCATGGCTTTTGCAAGCGGGATGGGCGTGCCGTAGGTTTCATTGCCACTCAAGTCCTCTGTGATTTTGGCGTAATAAAGTTTATCTAATCCGATAGTCGCCATTTGTTAATCCTCCAATTCGTAGTTTTTCGCCACATCAATGGCGTAATGGTGATAGCCGGTATCATCCTCATGGCCGACATACCGGCGGTCGGTAATTATGAAATCCGCATCTAAAAGAATGCGGACAATTTGGTTTTTGAGAG